GCACTCTCGACCGCTTCATTGTGGGTCGTCTCACGTACTTTAGCGCGGTAGACTTTTGTCTGGGCGTTATAGTGCGTCGACACTCTGTTGAGATATTGTTCCTGGCGCGCGTCGGCGCTTGTATTAAAGAGCTTCTGCACGTGACCGTTTGACGCTCTCTCCGATATCTCGTCGCGAATTGTCTGCAGTTTTGTTTCATACTCCGCGCGGGCGTCTCTTGCGTTTTTGCCTAGCTGATTGAGATACCCCGCCTCATAGTCCGGATCGTTTTCTTCTTTACCGTTTCCCTGCTCGAGCAGACGCGCCCGAGTATTGAACTCGGTGCTCAACTCCTGGCCTTCCGTTTGGTTTAATTCGCCAAAGCGATCGAGCGCAAAATCCTGGACGATGTCTGCCATCGCATTGAGTTCGGCCTCCGGCGCCTGAAACGCACCCGCGGGCACACTGACGCGGGGCAGGCGCTGCGGCTGGACTTTACCAATGACGTTATCGACGGTGGGGAGAGTGGTTGCCATGCGTTAATCTATTCCTGCTTTTGGCGGCGGCTTCGGCGTGTTAATTTTAGCGACGGCCGACGCACCGCTTAACAATGCGCTGCCTGCGCGGAACGTACTTGCCCGCGCTGCGTTACGCCCGCGCGCCTGTGCAAGGACGGCCTGTGCCTGTGAGCTCGATGCCAATGCCGCGGCGTTGTTTTCGATCAGGCGAGCGTTGAACTCACCCTCCTCGGCGAGCTCCTCCTGGACAAGGAGCGCGCTGCCGGTCCCGGCGTCGCCGCCGCGCTCGTTGAGTAGCGCGCGTTGTGTTGCCTCTGTGCGTTTGCTCTCCTCCCGCGATTGTGACGCTTGCATGGCGCCGATCTGCTTGTCGCGCTTCGCCTGGCGACGTGCCAGCTCGGCCTCGGTGGCGGCCATATCTTTGGCCGCTTTTCCCGAACTCATCGCCCCGGCTACGCCAACGGCGGCGGAGGCGACAGCGGCTGCGGTTGCCCATCCTGACATTTTCTATACCCCCGTTATGGTGGTGGTGTTGCAATCAAATCGACGCGACCCGAGCGTATCGGCCTCGTCCGTGAATTCGTTTTCGGCGTCCTCGACGCTTTTTGCGTTGGTCGGGAACGCCATGGTGATCCAGGTATCTGCGTGCGCGTAGATCACCTGCTTGCGCCCAGCGGCCGCGGGGATGACCTGGTAGCCCTCTACCTCGATGGTCTCGCCGTCGCCCGTGTGAAAGGCTGCGTGGCCCTGGACGATGACAATCGTCGGGAGCTTGATGAGGGTGGCACAGAGCACGATGCCCGCCGGCACGACAATCGTGCGTGCGTACATTCCAGCGTGCAGGACATGAGAGGTCTCGAGCACGACCTGGGGTTCCTGTCGGACCAGTTGCTCGAACGCTCGGACTTGCTCGATCGTCTCGGCGGTCATTGCCGGGATCGTGGTTGTGGTCGCTGCCAGGGCTGTCATGCTGCCAGCCGCCGATAGAAAACGGTGTTGGCGGGCGCGTAGCCGGATCGCGGCAGGATGACCGACAGCGGACTGTCCGGTCGCGCGCTCAACAAAAGGACACCCGCCCCGAGCTCCTCGGACAGGCTCTCGGCTTTCCGTAACAGTTTGATGCCGGCGCCGCCGCGGCGATGCCTGGCGTCCACGAAATAGCTCTCGGCTGTCGCGCACGTCATATTGTAATGCGGGAGGACCGAGACGATCAGGCTCAAGAAACCAATCAATCTATCCCCCTGGTGCGCGCCCAGAATGTGCAGTAGTCCCGCTGCCTCCATCGATCGATAGATATGTGCCTTGTAGGACGGCATAGGCAGGTCATCGATGGCCGCTTCGGCGCGGTATGCGTCGGCCAGCGCGTCGAACTCAGGCGCGCTGGTGAGCTCCTCTAGGGTTATCTGTCGGATCATGAGCTTGTATCGAGCTCCGGAGACAGGGCGAGGATGGTTGCCGGCAAAGGTGCGGTGCCCTGCAGCAACACGCGGATGTCGTCGTCGAAGCCGGCAGTGACGCCGAGGCGTAACTCGCCCGAGAAGAAATTAACCGGATCGCCATCGATGTCGGTCGCTGCGCGCAGGTCGAGCTCTGTTGCGGTCCCCGTGACACCGTCCTCGACCGTCGCCAGGGAGAGCGCCCCCTCGCCTGTTTCCATAACGACAAGGATGACATCGGCGATTGATTTGGGTCGCCCCAGTGCGGACCCGTTATTCGATCCGAACGACAATTTCAGCGATTTAAATTTTCGGTCGTATTGCAGGCCGACGTGAACCAGCGACGCCTCGGCATCGAGCGTGATCGCACCGCTGCTCACCACCTTCGATGCCTGGACCGCGCCGTCCGCAAAAATCTGAACGGTCTCTCCCTCCAGATGGCCGAGCCCGGAGATCGCGGATACTTTTTCGCGGATCTCGCCGCCCGTCTTATATGTGCCGAACGCGGTCGTGTTCACGTTGACGCTGGATGTATCCTGCAGCTCGAAGGTGTTGGTGGTGACGCCAGCCACCTTGAAACTTGTGTTGTTGAGTTCTGTCATGCCGACCACGCGGGTGATCCGGATGTCATCACCGTTGCTCAGACCATGGCTCGCACTGGTGACGACGCCGGGGTTTGCTTTCGTGACGCCGGTGATCGCGAGCGGATTGTCGAGCGTCAGGCCGGAGTCGACATAGAAGGCGTCTTCCTGCAGATCCTCATCACCATTAAAAATCTTCTCCATGCATTCGATCGTGCGAACGGTCGACCCGTTGATCTCGCGTTTGACGACGATCCACACCTCATCTCGAGCGGCGGAAGATTTGAATTGGCCGCTGGCCGCTTGACCAGGAATAGTTGTTACACTTTCGACGACCGCGTTGGCGCCCTGGAAGCTGCCGCCAATGATATGCCGCGACCATCCAAGGACGTCCTGGTCCGGTTGATAGGTGAGCGCTGATAACTGCCCGTCCCCGCGCACGCACCAGATCATGCTGTCCGGCTCTTGCTGGAATGCCATCTGGACGACACCGTCTTTTAGCACGCGGTCATTTAAGAGTGTCAGGTCGAACGCATCGAAACCCTCGAGGCCGTTGGACTGGATGACGTCCGCGAACTCGACAATCTTTCGACCTTGCTTTTGGGCAAACACCAACCGGGACCGGATCTCGACCGGCGGCACCTTGGCGCAGCCGGACGTCACTTCGAAGTCCGCGGCGATGTCGCTCGGCGTCAGGATCGCGCCTTCGCTTCGCAGCGTCCAGTTCCCGTCCTGCGTGCCGATGATTGGTTTCTTGCGGGCTGCGAACCAGAGGATCGTATTGACCCGCTGGGCTGCCAGGCGAAACACGATCGAGCTGTCGTCGAGGGTGTCGCCTTCTTTGTCTGAATCCTGAAAGTTCTCGATGTCGCCGCTGACCGACAGCCAAAACTTTTGCGGCTCTTTCAGGGTCGATGCCAGGGCCATGCGTTGCTGAATGAAACTGATCGCAGACGGCCATCCATCGGTGTCGTTGTATTCGCCAAGGCGCCAGTCGGTGGTGGTGCCGGTTGGCAGGGCTTCGCCGAGCACGTCCGCCGTGACGTTGAGGGTGTCTGTGAAACCGACGATCTGAGCGAACCCAAAATTTGAGCCGGACTTCATGCGAAGCATTCGCCCAACATCCGTCGCTCGGAAACCGAGGTCGTCATTGATGCCGGTGACAGCGGAAGCGGTGATCGTCACACCAAGACCGGTCCCGGCGGATGACGTCATTGTGGTCGTCTCGTCGTTCAGGTCGAGGTAGGGCCCGTCCTTAAACAGCACCTGCGTGAGCGACCAGGACGAATGACCAAACCGGTCGAGGCGATAGGGTCGCACCGCACCGCCCAGCGCGAGGTACATGACGTCGGCCGACTGCACATATGAGATATTGGGGAGGTCTGCCTCGAGGAAGGGGGATTGCAACTCGACGGGGACGTTGTCGAGGATCTCGATATTGTCGACTGACACGGTCTTTGCCATGTCGTTCTGGAACTCCACAAAAAACGGCGAGGCTGCCGGTGTGAAGGCGACGGTGTGATATCCGACTTTGCTGACCTTGTCGGCGAGGAGCTGCGAGCCGCCGGCGGAGGATCCAACGCGGACGGTAACCTTGTCGCCCGCCGCACCGTGGACGGTGAAACGCATGACATGCTCGACGCCGGTGGTTGACGTTGTCACCGATTGCTGGGCCCGCCCTCCGCTTGCCGAGATGATCATTCGATCGTTGGTGGCGTCGTGGGTCAGGCTGCCCGCCGCGGCGGTCCAGCTCGAGACATTATCGGCAAACGTCCCGTTCGTGATCGCCGCTCCGACATCCGCGGCGCTTATGATCGCCTGGTCTTTCAGGAACCGTATGGTCCCGGTCGACATTTCCAGGCAATAGGATTGGATATTGCTAAAGACAAATGGCAGCAACCAGGAGCGCACAGAATTTGATTTACAGTTCGCGATAAACCGCGTGCCGGGCCGGTACGTGAAACCGCCCTGGGGCAACGGGATGATGTTTTCAAACTGACTGCCGGCGTTGGGGTATTTGGCAAACTGCAGTCGCGCCGCCATCTTCTCGCCGAACTCGCCAGCGTTAAACGATTCCTGGTTGGGTTGGGTCTGGAAACTCAAGAGGGCGGATCCCCAGGCTCATAGCTGCGCCCGCCGCCAAAGCGCGCCGAGATAAAACTGCTCTCGGGGAGCTGATCCGCGAAATTCTGGATCGCGTCGGTGGATTTCGCGAAGGGTAAATCCTGGTCGTGGAATTGAGCGAATAGCTCTTTGGAAAGACTGACCGAGCTCGAGAGCGCTGTCGCGAGCTGCGCTGCGACGAGCTTCGACAGAGCGCGCCGGAACGTCGGGGGCATTTTGTTCGGATCCTCGACACGACCGACATAGCGCAGATAGATCTCGTCGGCGTCGGCAAGGATCTGATCGCCTTCAATCTTATATGCCACCATATCATCGCCGGTGTCGTGCTCATGCACAGACATCACACGAATGAAGTCGGCCGGGAGCTGGTAGGCGTGATCCCATTCGAATGCCGGTGCGCTATCGGCAGATAGCTGGCCGAGCTGGACGCGTCGGGTGGCAAAATTCCAATGATGCATGTCGAGCAGTAGATCGCGCATTTCGTCATAGACCAGTTCCGCCGCGTTCGCCTCTTTGGTGCCGGACGTCAGCGACGTGATCTGCTTCGAGTGCTTGATCAGTTGCAGCGCGATGTTGCAGATCGAGACCTCGGAGGCCATCCGCTATGCCGCCTCTTTGACAGGCGCGGCCGCTTTGCGTTTGGGTTTGTTAAACTGTTGCCAGGCGCCGACGGGCTCGATGACGGTCGTCTCGGGGGAGATGGCGATCACCTCATACCAGCGCTTCGACCAGGACTTGTCCTCGTGCTTGATGTTCACGCGGATCTCGTCGCCGGGTGCGAAGTAGCGGCTCGAGATATTATGGAAATAGTTGTCGGCGTCGACATCGTCTTTAGTGTGGTGCTCGGGCGTATAGTTGAACTGGCTGCCGAACTTCAGACGAGAGATGTACTCGATGTCTTCCGGTCGCGATCGCGCGGTCATGGGGAACCTCATAAATGTTTTGGAAAGAAAAGGGGCGACCCGAAAGCCGCCCCTGATCCGATTAGTCGCCGTCAGTCTCAGCGACGGCAGTGCCGTCCGAGACGTCGCACGTTGACACTCCGTCACAGCTCAACACTGTTACGAAATGTGTGGTCGGCGTCGCGGTGTCGATCACGATCATAAGATCGCGAACCGACAACATCGGCGCCGCATCCGCGAAGTAATTCGCGGTGTTCACAGTTGCAATTGCATCTGCGGATTTATAAACCCACATTTTGAACCCAGCGCCGTGGGCCAGTTGGGTTAAGTTTGAAGCTGAATAAGCCATATCAAATCCCTCCTAGCTCGTTGCGATGGCAGTGGTGTCATTGAGGTTGGCCTCAATAACGCCGGTGTCATCAATCATGACAGCGGCACCACTCATCATGTGGTTGATGAAATACGCCGCACGATCACCGTGCCACGTAATGTCAGCACTGACGTTTTCGCCGCCGCTGACGTTTCGATCGGCCTTCTGAATCGCGTATCCCACGGCGTTCTTGTGGTACACGAAACACTTCGCCGTTGAGGTGCCTTGCCCTGGGAGGGCCGGAAGCATTCCCCATTTTACACCTAACCAGTCGCGCATCTTGCGATGCCCCGGAATGCCCTCGCCAAAGGGTAATCCGTTGGCTCCGACATAGTCGGAAGAAGCGAATGATTCGACGGTCATCGCCTGGGCATAAGCACGCGGTGTTAACACACCATAACGCTGCCCGTCGTTTGGAACGCTGTTGGCGTCCAGGGCTTCGACCATTGAGATCAGCCCGGCCTGAATAGCCGCCGACGAGGTTACCGCAAGGGTAACGGTCGATTGCGTGGTGCTATCGAGTACGGTCGTGATCTGCGAGTCCACCTTTCTCCCCAAGGCCATGGCGCCCGATTTTGCATAAGCGAGTCGGACATCGATATTGACTTTGGCTTCGTCAAGGCTGTCGCTCCATTCGCCAGCGTAGAAGTCTGCTAACGCAACGGATGGTGCAGTGTGCGTCACGTTCATCGGTGTGATTTCACCATGGCGTGACTTGGTGGTTGCGGTGCCGGTGCCCAGTTTCTGGAAGTGAGCGGTGGAACCAACGATACCGTCTTTGAGGAAGACGGTGTCCTTTAGCATTGAGCCTTCGCGTTGAAATACATGGTGTAAATCAGTCATGTACTCTTGTACGAAGGACGTCGTGATTGAAGTAGCCATCTGGCTTGCCTCCATTCGAGAGTGTTGTCGAGTGGGGTGCAAACCTCTTCCGGGATAGCCGAGCGGAACGGTTGCGGGATGCCCTTGCGGGGCCGCGAATAGTTCGCAGTCAGCGCCTCAGAGTTGCGGTGTACGCTTGTCTGCCGGGCCGCAGAGCGGGGTGCCGGCGGGGCGTTGGTTATTCGGAGACTGACGCCTCAGAATTCTTGAGCCGATCGATGGCGCCGGAGAGGTCTGCCATTGTCGTGAACCCTCCGTCGAAGTCGGTCGGAATCTTGATGTCGTATGCCTCTTCGATCTCGAAGATGAGCTCGACAAAATCCAGGCTGTCGATTTGGAGATTCGAAATCTCGGTCGACGGTTGAATCCATTCGGCCGGCATTGCCGCTTTAGCGGCGACCAGCTCGGTTAACTTGTCCATCAGTGTACCTGCAGGTCCTCCCAAGAGGCCGGGTGCATGAACAGCGGCGTGGTGTTGCCCATCCATGCACCCTCGATGTTAAATTCAAAATACTCGATTGCTTCGTCGTTCGACATGCCGTGGCCGTCCATCAGGATCTCGATGACACGCTCGACCGCGTACACGACAACCGGCGGCTGACCGCAGCGGTAGCCGACCCCGATGATCGCGGCATCGAAACCTCTCGCGACGGTCAGCTCGTCCGGGTCTGCAATCATACAGCTCGACCAGCTCCAACGACGCTTTCATTGCCGTGTAGCTTTTCCGCCAGGGCGGAGCGCTGCACCGATAGCGACGCCGCCTGCGATCGATCACCACGCTGATAGGCCGTGTGGATGTCGCGGGACAGTGTGTCGTACTGCGTCTGCATGTCCGCCGCTGCGTCGCTTCCGGCGATGCCGAAACGCAGTTGACCTTCGTTCGTCAGGCGCCCGACCTCTGCCATCTGGCGCACGAACGCGGGGTGGCTGCCGAGCAGCGTGCCGTCTCTGAGCTCGAGCTGCACGAGGTCAGGGGATGCCGTCAGGTAGTCGTTCGCAAAAGCGACATTCTCGTCGTAGCTGGATCCCCACTCCTTTCGGAGATCGGCCTCGGTTTTGGTCATATATTCCTGATCTCGCCGAGCGATTTCAGCCTTACCGGTGGCTTCGATCTCGAGATATTTCGACAGCATAGCGCTGACGACGGCCTGGCTCGCACCTTTGGCGTGCATGTCGGCGACGATCGCTTTGATCGGTGTCTGGTACTCCTCAGTGTCGTAAAGCTCGCTGTCGAAACCTTCCGGCTGCGACAGATCGTAATCGTCCAGGGTCTCGGGCACGCCCATCTGTTTGTTGAACTTGGCGCGGTCCTCATCCGACGCGTCGTCGCCTGGCATTTTCACGCGTTGGCTGAGTTCGCGGTTCGCTTCATAGAGCGCATTCGCCATGGCGGCCGGTGTTGTGTAGCGGCCGGCAAGACCGCGGACCTTGTCGTCCTCGATGCCGTCCATCCACGATTGCTGCTCGGTTGTTGCCTCAGTGGCCTCCGGGGTAGCCGTCTCCTCGACAGCGCCTTCGGTCATTTCTTCGGACATTTTTATAGATCCTCTAGGTTGTTAAGGTCAGCGTATAGCGCCGCCTTCAGTCGGGCGGCGATCTCTCGTTTTCCAGCCCATCGCTGGAGTTCGTTGTTGTCGAGTGGCGGGATGCGGCCACCGTCATCGGAGACGTCGTACTCGCCGCACCAGCTCATCAACATGAACAGAACACGGCGGCCGAGGCCCTTGTCTTCGAGGAACAAGGTTCGAAAGTCTCGAGCGACATCCGCCGGTCCGTGGCGATGCAGATCGACAGACGTGACGAGCTGCTTGTGGAAATCCTCGAGATCCGGTCGGACTGTCATCTATGCGCCGAGCGCCTGTTGTAGTTGTTCCATGGCTTCCGGCGGGAGCTCGCCCGCACCGCCGCCCTGTTGAGCTGCGGCGGTCGTCTGAGCGGCGGACTGCGCCACCGGCGCCATCCGTTCCATGGTCGACATCTTCTTCTCCATCGCGGCCTGTTGCGCTTTGGCTTCCGCCTCCTCCGCGACCTGTGCGTCAGTCTTGAGTAACTCGTTCGGGAAGTCGTTCGATTTGGCGATGAACTTGCCGAACGCATCAAAGTCGAACCTGTCCATGATTTCGGGTCGGATCTGTCCGATCTGCAGCACTTTGTCCATCGCCATCGAGACCCCAGCCTCCTCGATCTGGCGCTTGGCTTTCTCGACCGGCGACGCAAAGCGGAACTGTATGTCCGTCCCGCGCAGGACCTCGGGTATGGATTCGGGCGGGCCGAACGCGCCTTTGCGGAGCAGAAGATTGAAGCTCCGTTCCGTGACGACTGACGTGTAGGAGTTCTCGAGGGAGCCGTATAAAGACCCGACTTCACGCACGAAACTTTCACGGCGCTCGAGCACTTCCGTCGCCGTCATGCTTGGGCCGTTGATCGGGAGGTTGAGTACGTTCTTGAAGAACAGCGCCATGATCGATTCACGTTCGGCGGTCTGTGCGTTGAGACCCCAGGGGATTTGAGCTGCGGAATCCATCTGTTGGAACGGCTTCGATAGGCCGAGATTACGGATGGCCTTGGCGTCATAATAAGAAACCCCGCCAGGCCGGAGCTGCGGGGCATTTACCATACTATCGCTGGGCAAGAGCCATGGTGGATCGACGGCGCGGTGCAATGCCCGCAGCATGGTCTTGCCCATCTGGTTCAACGTGAGCACGGACGGCAGCGCTAGGGTTCCAACGCCACGCCCGAACGCCTCATCAGATCGAGTGTCCCATCGTGGGATGAAGAACGGCATCTCTTCGTAGCCGGTCTCCTCGATGATGTGTTCGCTGTCGACGTCGATGATCGTCGACGCCCACGGCATGTCGAGATTTGACCGCGACATCGGCTCGAACTCATAGCGTCGGCAGACCGACCACACGAATTCGCTTTTCTCATCGCGGGCTTTCTTGTCGCGTTGCCTTAATCGCTCGAGCGTCTTCGCGCCCAGGCGTTCTTCGCCAAACAGCATCGCCGCCTGGCGTGGCGTGAACTTCTCAGAAATGAAGACGCCGACGATCTCGTTCAATCCGTCGACATCGAGGTAGAGCTTGTTGAGGTGGAAAGCCTTGTACATCAGACCGCGCATATCGGGCGCCATGCCAACGTATCCGACACCCGTCCCAAACGTCACAAGGTCGTCGTCGACCTCCCCGGTCGCGGATATGAAGTTGGCGTCCGGGTTATACATGTGGCGCCAGAGGATGTCTTCCGCCTGGTCAACCCAGCCCTTGACCTCGACGTCATCGAGCAGGTCTTCGTCGATCGGGACAATGTCAAACCATTTGCCGCCACTCGTCGACTTCGGTCGAAGCATACCGCTGATCGAGTTGACGAGACCACGCTTTGCGATGATCGGCGTCGTGTCGTAGATCGCGTAGTCGTTGCGGTTTCTGTTGGTTGATGACGCCGTGAAGCCGCAGCGCTCGGGCGCCAGCACTTCGGCAATCTCTTCCCATAGTCGGTTGAGGGTCGTGCGCTCGGCTTTGCGTTGCCGGTATTTGTCGAGGAGTTGCTTAACGAGTGCTGTCATTTGGAATCACCCAAAAGCGTCGCCCGCTGCACGACGCCTTTTGATCGATTTGAACGGCCTCCCGTCGTCCCCCCGCGGCGCGCTATTGGCGCGCTCTGCCCTGCTTTTTTCGTTGCGACTTCCGCCCCGCCCCGATCGCGCGCCGCCATGTAGTTCTTCAGTGTGTCTGAGTCTGATTGACTGGTTTCGCTACCGGTAAGGACCGTGCCGGCATGGCGGCCGACTGCACGGTTAACGTCCGCCGGCAGCGCGCGTCCGGCCTGGTCCTTGAACTCCATCTGCTTTGCCAGGTTATCGAAACCGGCTGACATTTTTCCCACGTTAAGCGGAGCCGCCTAACAACGTGGCACGGCTGGTCGGGGCCGCTGACGCAACGCCGGTCCCGGTCGTGTTCGTCGTGTCACCTAACCCGACGCGTGTCCGAGCCAGGCGAGACGCCTCGGCCTTCTTCTTCTTGACCTCCGCGTCAGTCTCCTTGTCGGGGACGGGGGGCGCCTCCGGTGGCAGTGCTGGTTTCGATGGCGCAAATTTACCCATTGGCGGATCCTCCAAGATCGGCGGCGAGTGTGGGCCCGACATCGTCGAACCCGTGTGATTTCATGAGGCGGACGAACAGCATCTGTTCGACCTTGTTGAGACCGGCGGTGGCGGTCGTGAATACGTGAGAGCAGTTGCGATCGGCAGCCCATTGCCGGATGTCGTTGACGAGGATGTTCGAGACGTCGCCGCGGCGGTGTTCCTTCACCACCCAGAACTTGCAGACGTAACAAAGGGGGCGCAGATGAAACTCGTAGCTCGCCGCGACAAACGCGCCGGCGACCGGTACGTGATCGACCTCGACCAATAGGATGTCAGTCGCCAGGCTCTCGACCAGCGACGTCAGGTATTGCCGGCCGACGTCACGCGACCAGGACAGATTCCAATCGCTTTCCGCATTCATGTCCTCGGCCCGGTCGAGGATGAAATCAATATCTCCAACCGTTCCAGCACGTGATGTGAGCAACATCAGCCGTATCGAAACTCGTCGTAAGCCATCTCGGGGGCTGGCGTGCTGCCAACGGTCGATCGGCCTCTTGTCCGGGCCCGTGGCCCGACATCGAGGTCGCCGGCATTCCATCCGTAGACGACGGCGTCGCCGCGGTCGGGTGACCGTCCAAGGCGCTTGATGATGTCCTGCTTGCCTTCGACGTAGAGCTTCGGCGGCTGCCCAGGGCGGACCGAGTACGTCGGAGCCGTCAGGTCAGCCTGGAGTTTTGGATCGAGCGGCAGTGCGACCTCGAGCCCGTAGTCCGGGTCGAGCGCTTCGCGTAGTCGCCACCACATTTCACTGCGATGGTTGTAGAACGC